CAGTGTCATATACCCACGCTTCACTTGCACCATGTAGTTTAGTTGGATGCACACTTATCAAATCAAGTTTTGCTGCAGGGTCTTTGAACTCTTTTAGATACTTGAGTTTTGCTACAATCTTTTCAACTGGCACAGGCTTACGCTTACGTGGAGTCTTGTTGGCTTTCTTAATGCTAATATAACTATTGAGGTCACTAATAACTTGTTCAATAGCCTTAATCATATTTTTAACTTGCACCTTGCCGAACTGACTATAACCCTCAACAAGTTGTGGGTCTTTGCCTTCTTGCACTTCATACCATTCGTTAAGTTCTTTTTTCCAAACGTCAAGTATGATGGGAATGTGTTGTGGCAGAATATTATACTTTGCAAGAATATCAATAGGCTTACCTGGCAAATTGCCCTTCATTCCAGCCTGAATAAATTCATCAAATAATCCAATGATTTCACCTGTAGCCTCACGTGCTTTTTCACGCATAATTTCTTGTACATTAGGACGATTTACAGGTTCTTTTTCTTTTTCTGTTTCTACTTCCTGTGGTGTGAGATTGCTTTTGAAAACAGTTTCTGGCTTATGTACACAGGTAATCAGTCTACTTATTTCATTTTGCAAACTAAGCTCCTCATGCTCAGTCAATTGAAGTCCACGCAGTGTCATTCTAGCGAGCCAACCGTAAGTAGTAAGAATTTCACTTTCAGGTGCTTTTGCCATAATCTTCGCATCTTGTTTACGGTCATTCTGCTCAAGATACTGAATCAACAAATCTTTAGCGTCCTTACGTACATAGAACCTCGTATACCAGCTAAATGCTCTGGCTAATGCACTGTTGCGAAATTCTGAATCGGGCTGAACTGCAAAAAAGGGTTCATCCCCCGTGTACTTAGTATCTGCATCTTTTGGGTTCAGGGCCTTGATGACATGATCGCTACTTTTAGACTTGCGTGACATGCTACACTCCTATTATTAATGAAATGCTATTATAGCATACCCTGTATTTAATTGCAACCTTTTGGAAGTTATCAGAGTTGTAACGGATTTATGACTAAATACTAAATATACGGAAATTACAATGCCTAGACTATCACTATATCGTCCCGAAAAAACGCAGGATTACAAATTCTTAGATCGGACAATAAACGAAATGTTTACTGTCGGAGGCACGGACTTATACATACACAAATATTTAGGCCCTGACGCATCAAATCCAAGTAATGATTTTACCCAACCCCAATATAATAATCTAAATCCGTTAAACATTCAAGATTTACTTTTTTTAGAAAATCGTGACCGTAAGTACGCACCTGACATATACAGATTACGTGGTCACTATAATGTACAAAACTTAGACTTTGATTTAAGTCAATTTGGGTTATTTCTTAACAATGATATTATATTCATCACTGTGCATTATAATACAATGATAGACCTAATTGGGCGTAAATTAATGGTAGGTGATGTATTAGAGCTACCTCATCTTACAGATTATCATCCACTTAATGATACTATTCCTGTGGGGTTACGCAGATACTATCAAATAACTGATGCAAATTTTGCTAGCGAAGGATTTAGTCAAACTTGGTATCCGCATCTTTGGAGAATAAAATGTGAGCCATTAATTGATAGTCAAGAATTTAAAAATATTCTTGACCAACCTATTAATAAAGACAACTATTTAGGAGACTGGGATAAGACCAAAACATATGTTCCGGGCTATGTAGTGACTTACGGAGAAAATAACTGGACTCCTTTAAAAGAGGTTCCTGTAGGCATACCCTGTCAGGGAGAAACGTGGGTGAATACTAAAGAATATCCTGTGGGCACCACTGTCACAAAAGATGGAATTACTTATGTGACAAAACAATTAACTCCTGCCGGAACTCCTGTAACAAATATAAATTATTATGAACCTTATTGGCAACTAGACGCAAAAGATAGTTTGAAGGATGTCATAAGCAGATACAATAAAAATATTCAAATAAATGACGCAGCAATTCAAGAGGCAAAACGTCTAGTACCTAAATCAGGTTACGATAGAAGTCAACTGTATATTTTGCCAACAGACAACAAAGGTAAACCTGCACCTCCTGTAAACTTAATTACAAGAACTGATGAACCTGAATTAGGACAAGGATCATTGGAAATAATTCAACCCACAGGATTTACTCCTAGTCCTATAATCAGAATTACTGCAGCCGCTTTAGCAAGTATAAATGCTAACATGGAAATTGACGATCAGTTAAAAACTTTTATTCAATTAAGTATGGAACTTGCAGAAATTGCGCCTGAGTTGACTGATAGTGGATCAGGAAGTGTTGAGCCTGATATTGTTTTAGCTGTAAAGGCTTTTGGACCTGTGAATGTTCCATTTGGTACATCTGATAATACCTATGCATTTGCTGATGCAGATCCTGATGATCCTAATTTTGACAGAACATTAATTACCCCAGACATGGATTATCGTGCTGATTGCGACCCACGATTTAGATTTATTGTAAGGTCAAGCCCACAAGGATTTGGTTACTTAGATGGTTATTTAGTTGGTACAGGAGAAGCGCCTAATGGCGAACCTGTAACATCAGCAATTGAATTTCCAAGTAACCCCACATTAGGTCAATATGTTTTACGTATTGACTATCTACCGCAGCAATTGTTTAGATGGGACGGTAGTTTATGGGTTAAAATAAGTGAGAATGTAAGAACTGGTCTTGCATTTGAAGAAGATGATCAGTCGCTATTTGCAACCTTTATTAATAATAACAATACTACTGAAACAAATAATGGGCCTATACCTGAACAGCAGGCTCTCTCAACAATACTTCGTATAACACCAGATTAAAGGCAGACATGGCAAAATATTTTTATGACAATCAGATTAGACGTTTTTTAATACAATTCGCTAGGATTTTTAGCAATTGGTATGTTACAAAAGGCCAAGATCCTGCAGGAAACGATATCTTAATGCGTGTTCCAATTCAATACGGAGATCAAAGTAGACAGGTTTCTACTGTAATAGGCAATAATAGTCCAAGTAGTTTACCAAGTGCTCCTATGATTACCTATTACATTACAGGTTTAGAATACGATCAAAGTAGGACTCAACATCCGTATTTCGTAGACAAAACAAGTGTTCGCAGAAGGACTTTTAACGAAGAAACACAACAATATGAGGCTACACAAGGAAATGCATTTACAGTTGAACGTTTGATGCCTGTTCCTTATAATCTCAGAATTAATGTTGATTTTTGGACAACAAATTATAATCAAAAACTTGAATTGATAGAACAACTTGGTGTATTGTTTAATCCAAGCATGGAAATTCAAAGCACTGACAACTTTATAGATTGGACTAGTTTAAGTGTTGTTTATCAAGACAGGCTTACATTTAGTAGCAGGACGATACCGGTAGGAACTGGTAATCCAATTGATGTTATGAGTTGGAGTTTCTATATGCCTATATGGATTAGTTCAAGTGCTAAAGTCAAAAAGCTCGGTGTTATATACAAAATTATTGCAAGTATATTTCAGGGCAATGCGCTTACCGACATGCAGGACGATGATTTATTGTTGGGCACACGACAGAAAATTACTCCATATGGATATAAATTATTGTTACTCGGAAATAGTCTACAAATATTACCTGACGGACAACCATTTACACCAAACAATGATAGTTTAGATTTACCAACTAATCCTAACACAAATATTTACTGGAAAGCATTTTTAAACGTTTACGGCACTGTTCGACCTGGTATTAGCCAAATATGGTTACAAAACCCACACATGGACACAGAAATTGTTGGAACTATTGCATTTAATCCAACTGATGATAGATTATTAATTTATAATATTGATCCTGATACACTGCCGCAGAACACTTTACCTGCGGTTGATAGTGTAATTAATCCTTTAGTGAAGGCTCCCAATAATGGATTACCTGCACCACTTGGTGGACAACGATACTTAATAGTAGAAAATATTGGTAATTCGAGTTTACCTAGTCAAACTGTTTGGGGAGATTTAGTAGCACATGCTAATGACATAATTGAATACGACGGGGTTTCAAATGAATGGTTTGTAAGTTTTGACAGCACGAATTTAACCAATGTACAATATGTTACAAATCTTACATCAGGGTTACAGTATAGGTTTGTTAACGAAACTTGGATGAAATCTTGGGAGGGCTGGTATGCAGCAGGAGATTTTAGTGTAGTAATTTAATTCTGATAAATTACTATATGAACAAAAATAATACAAGTGCTGGCATATTTTTTTACAGTTCTTCAACAAATCGTTTTTTATTTTTATTGAGAAACGACAACAAAAACACAACTTTTTGGGGCATACCAGGCGGCAAACTAGAAAAAAACGAAACTATATTTGAAGGATTAGCACGTGAATGTCAAGAAGAAATTCAATACTTTCCTGCACATGCAAAATTAATTCCTATACAAAAATTCGTCAACAATACATTCACTTATCATACGTTCTTTTGCCCTGTTGAGAATGAATTTCTTCCAGTGCTAAATGAAGAACATATAGGCTATTGTTGGGTAGATGTTCACAATTATCCTAAACCTCTACATCCAGGATTGTTTAACACTGTAAACTTTGATGTTGTAAAAGATAAGTTAGAACAATTAACGAAGGTTAAAGAGTAACATTTCAGGTTCTTCTTCTGGATTAGTAATCACTAATTCAGACTCATTTTCATAACTAAATCCAGATCCAGTATATGCTTCTATACCATTAATTATAGCAGAACCGTTTATGATATAAAGATAATATCTACGATTAACGTCTAACTTTTCTGTATGGTCTTTTGTAAAGATACCTGCATATAACTTAGCATAACTTTGTATTACTAGTGGTCCTTCACTACTTGCGATAGGGCAGAAGTTATCTAGTTTTTCTTCACGGTCAAACATCCATACGTCATATTTAGGAGGAAAGTTGTGTCTTGCTGCTCTCATCCATAACTGTAAATAGTGGATAGGTTCGTCACTTGGATTACCTTCACAATGCCAAATGCCTGTGCCACAACTCATACGTTGTACTCCACCACTAGGCACTTCTACTGTATTCATTATATTATCATTATGAAAGCAAGGGCCTTTTACAACATATCCTATGATTTCCATATCATTGTGTTGATGTATTGGAGTGAAACTTTTTGGTTGTACACGGTCGTCATTAATAACTTCTAAGTCACTGAAGTTGGTATATTCAGGATCATTATATGTATTGTTGCTAAAAGTTCTGTAAGAATCAATCCAACCAAAATTGAAATGACCTCTAGTTTCGGGAAGTCTATGTTTAATCATAGAACTATTTAATGGAAAAGCGGCTTGCGCCGCTTTTTTTGTTTAGCTAAAAATTGATTAACAAGCGTAATCAAAATCAACTGTGATAAGACCAGTAGCTGGATCTGGAGTATTTGTTTTTGCATCAAATGATGCCAAATACTTAGTTCCTGCATTTTCATCTGTACCATTGTCAGTGAAATCTAATGTAAATTTGTTAGTTACAGTAGATGCATAAACATCTGTTTCTGGTGCAGCTTTATCTATAGTTAATGTCATTTGATTTTTAGTTAAATTGGCTGCAGCGTCATTGACTAAAGTACAAACACCAACTGCATAAACAGTACCATTAGTTCCTAAACCTAATCCATCTGCTGTAGCTGTAAATATTTTACCTACTGCTGCATCTGAACCTGCACCTAAAGCAGCCCAATCAGTATTACTGACACTTTGAATGCGATATGTACCGCCTATAGCAATAAATTCATCTTGTATTGTGTCACTTCTTGCTACAAGATATTTTCTCTTGCCTTTTTGACGTAATACATATCCAGAATCCTGAGTTGCTACTGTGATGCCACCACCATTAATTGCAACCGCTGCATTTGCACCTAAAGTAATCGTTTCTGATTGAACTGCTGTTGTCGTAACTGTGTCATTTGTTAACTGCTTTAATGTTCCACCAATTGTTTCACTTACAGTGAATGTAGTTCCGTCAGGTACAGTTTTTACAAAATATACTGTTCCTGCTACTAAACCACCTATATTAGCACCAAATACCACTGCACCGTCAACCACTAATCCTGTAGTATCATCTACTGTTACTAAATCTGTAGCTGATGCGGTTGATGCAGTGGTCATGCTTATTACTGCGCCAGTGCTTGACACAGTTCCTACATATGTACCATCATAATATATTAATGAATCATTTTCTAATTCACTATTATTCAATGTTCCTGCGTTTTGTGAACTTACTACAGCAGAACCTGTACTTGCATAGTATGTACCATACCAGTTTTGTTCTATGCATACACTTCCGAATACTGCTACTGCACGAATACCACCTACTACACCTACTGCACTTGTTGTGAAGCCGTTATCTGTAGTACCGTCATTAGGAAAACCTTGGTCAGTTACTCCATCTGGGCTTGCTGCTGCGTTTGTTTTTGCTATTTTTAAAGGGCGTCCCATTTTGTTTCATCTCCTTAAATGTGAACGTTCTAGGTCCTACGCAGTTGGGGAACTGCATAAGTCTCCCATATAGAGAGAGAACATATGTATTTATCCCCAACTGGTTAATTAAGTGATGTATGGCCCATCAATAAACCAAGAATCAGTTCCCACTTTTATAATTCTAGCCAATCCCCAGTTTGATATAGTTCTAGTACCTGTAGTGCCTGTTCCTGTTAACTTAAGTGTTACTCCAACAGCAGGAATAACAGAAATATTATATCCTGCACCTAAGTCGTTAATTACATTGATTTCAGTACCAATCGGGAACGCTGCAGTTGCGTCTGTAGGAATATTAAGTTGTAAGCTTCCTGCATTACTATTAAAGTAAATTAACCAACCTGCATCACTTAAGTTTAATGTATAGTTAGTGTTAGTAGACCTTACTGGATTACCTCTATATCCAATCGGATATTGAGCAGAACTATTATAAATTGTACTGTTTGCGCCACCAATTATAATGTTACCTGGTAATGTTGTATTACCGTTCGCATCCAATAGTGTTAATTCACGACTAACTGTAGTGAACGGACCAGAACCACCAGTAGTATACTGACGAACATAGATAGGCTCATTTCCGTTATCTGCAGTATCAATAGATACAAACCCTGCATTTGCTGCTGTTCCACCAACTTGAATTCTAAAGTAATCATCAGTTGCTATATTTGCTAAAATTAAGTTAGCATTATTTGTACCAGTTAATGTAGGTCCTATTAAATTACCTGTTAAATTCACTGCTGTTACATTAGCAGTTACACTTAGTGATGCACCAACTCTAACATTGCCATTTGCACTTAAAGTGCCTGGGAAAGTAGTATTTCCGCCTGAGTCTAGTAAGGTTATTTGACGATTAACTTGTCCAAATGGGTTACCTTGATCAGTGATGTACTGTCTTACATATACCGCCTCATTACCTTCATTTGCTACGTCAATAGAAACAAAGCCTTCACTAGCTGATGCACCGCCAATTTGTAATCTGAAGTAATCATCACCTGCCATTGTAGTGTTGATTATATTAGCAGTTGTAGTGCCTGTAACTGATGTGTTTACACTGCTTGCATATAAAATGTTTGCAGTAATATTTGCGCTAGTGCTTAAGTTACCAGCTAATAGTGTGTTGCCGCTAGCATCAAGTAATGTAAGTGTTCTAGACGGGCTGCCACCACTAAACTGTTTAAAGTAGATTGGTTCGTTTCCATTATCACCTGTTTCAAAACTTACATAGCCCTGATCTATTCCTGTACCACCAACTACAACTCTGAAGAAGTCACTATCAGCAATGTTTGAATTTATTAGATTAGCTGTCTGTGTTCCTGTCAATGTATTAGTTGTTAATACACCCTTAATATTGCCATAGAAATTATTACCTGTTATGTTATTTGCAGTTATATCAGAACCTGTAGCTAAATTACCAATAAAGTTATTAGCAGTAATATTTCCTGTAGCACTTATATTACCAGAATATGTTAATGGTCCTGTGCCAGCACGACCTAACTTTGCTGAATTATCACTTGAAC